GCCAAGGGCAGGACACTTGTAGTCGCACAGCGACAGGAGCTTGTGTACCAAGCAGCAGCAAAGATAGAGCAGACGGGTGTTGTTTCTCCTGAAGTGGAGATGGGTGTTCATCGTGCTACTGCAGACGATTCACCCTGGCCCAATGCGAAGTGCATCGTTGCCAGCGTTCAATCCCTGAACTCGAAGTACGGAGATTGGGGCAAGCGGAGGATGCACCGCTTTCGGGACATCTCTCTTATCGTGATTGATGAGGCGCACCACAGTTGCAGCGCACAGCACCAGGAAGTCATCGACTACTTCCGCAGGGTGAACAAGAGCCTCAAGGTGGTCGGCTTCACGGCTACCCCCGATAGACACGATGAGTTGAGGTTGCCCTTTGAGTCGGTTGCGTACAACTATGAGCTGCCCCAGGCCATCGACGATGGATGGTTAGTCCCGATCCAGCAGAAGGTGGTTCATATTGCATCCCTTGATTTCGCAGACATAGAGTTGTCCCGTGCCACTGGCGACTTCTCTGTCCACGCCCTGGATGCGACCATGAAATACGAGGAGAACCTGCACGGCGTCTGCACGGCGATCAAGGACATAGGCAAGGGCAGGCGGACGCTGCTATTCACCACGAGTGTCCATCATGCTGAACGTGCCTGCGAAGTGCTGAACAGATACGAGCCTAACAGTGCGAACTACATCTACGGCAAGACCCCGGATGATCACAGGCGGGTACTGCTGAAGGACTTTGATGATGGCAAGTACCCCTACCTGAGCAACTGCATGGTATGTACGGAGGGATACGATTCGCCTGGCATAGAGATCATTGCCGTGGCATCCCCCACCAGGAGCAGGGCCAAGTACGCACAGCAGGTCGGGCGTGGTATGCGTCCACTGACTGGCATCGTTGACGGCCTGCCTGATGCTGACTTACGCAAGGAGGCAATCTCCCTCAGCACCAAGCCGCACCTGACCGTGCTGGACTTCACGGGGCAGAATGCACTACGCCACAAGCTGGTCAGCACTGCTGATATCCTGGGCAGCAAGTATCCGGAGGAGGTCAGACAGGGTGCTGCCAGGCTTGCAGCCATATCCGACGAGCCGCTGGACATGCAGGAAGCCTTGGAGGCAGAGGATCTGCTCTACAAGAAAGAGCTTTCAGAGCGGAAGAGGAAGGGCATCAAGGCTACGGCTGTTGAATACACGGTTGAGGCCATCTGCCCCTTCTCCCTGCTCGATGTGAAGCCAGCGCGGGTCGGACCTTGGACAAACACCAAGCCGTTATCCGATAAACAGGTAGACCTCCTGGTTCGCAACGGGATAAACACGGCATGTCTGAACATAGCGGAACAGCGTCAAGTGATGAACGCCCTGTTCAGGCGCATAGATGGTGGGATGGCTACGTTCAAGCAGATCAAGATGCTGCAGGACTGTGTTGGCCTAAGCACCACCGAGTCGAAGAAGGTGACGAAGGAACGCGCCACATTCCTTATCTCGGATTACTTGTCCCGATGATCGGCCTTGTGTTCTGGCCCAGGCTCGTCATATGTGTGGAAATGTATAGGATGGCATTCGCATGAACTGGTCATTCACCATCGAGGACTACGACCTCCCCTCCGCAAACGTGCTGATGCGCCAGCACTGGAGCAAGATCAGTAAAGAGAAGCGAATGCTGGAGGCGATCATCTACAGCTTTGATCCGCCTGTGTTCCCTGGCCCCGTCGAGTTGCACATCACCCGCCACATCAAGAAGGGTGGGCGCAAGTTTGATCCCGACAACCTCTACTTCTCCTGCAAGAACCTGATTGATGTGCTGAAGGTGCGCAAGGGGCGGGCCAAGGTGGGCTTGGGGGTTGTGCGAGATGATGATGCGGATACAATCTCGTTGTCAGTGGATCAGATCAGGTCCGTAGACGGTGTTGGTAGGACCGTCGTGTCCATAACGGACCACACGCTGACAAGCGAGGACGGGGGCCTGGGGTAACTCCCGGCCCCTTTTCTTTGGACAAATGCCTTAGACGGGCTTCTCGTCGGCCTAACAGGCTCCTAACAGGTCAAGCCATAAACATCAGGAGTACCCTGCGGCCCCCTGAGTTTGTCGTTGCGCGGTGAAGCTGTGGGTCGTTTTCCATCCCGCTTGAGTAGAGGACGGTGTTGCAGTACAAATCCTCTGGTTCATAGGACTCATCGGGATCACGGAACTCAAGGACTCCACCGGTGAAGGCCGTTGGTTCAGCCAGGAGGGTGACGGCTGACCATTGACACCAGGGCATGTGGTTGGGGGTTGTCTTATCCCGCTTGCATCCATCGTAATGCCAACCGTGACCGCTGGACAGGGCTTCGATCTTGTAATAACTCAAGCCGTCAGCCTTGATCGGGGCGTGTTCCCGTAACTGCTCAAGCAGGCCAGCGATGATGGGCGGGGTGTCTTTGTCGAATCGGGACTTGCAGCCAGGGAGAGCCAGCAGTTCATCCCTCTCCTCTTGGCTCAACGTATCCTCAAGTAGCTTCCTCATGGCATACGCCTTATCTCTGCTTCCCACTCCTTGGCGACCTTCCTGCTTGCACGCCCCATCTTTACCTCACCCACACACGCAGCCCTGCCCCATAGGGATGTGTCCTTCCTGAGCATGTATTCCGGCTGTCTGTTGCCCAGCCCGATAGAGCCGACGTTGCAGTGCCAGTTCGGTAAGAGGACTTTGCTGGTTCGCCTGGCCTGCGTAATATCGACGGGGCGGTGTGTATGTCCTCGCACAGTGAGCCGCCAGGGGTGTGCGCCACAGGCGTAGTTCATCTGTAGCCCCTCGTCTTGGTCGGAGTTCACCGAGATGTCGAACCCATGGTAGAAAATAATCTGCCCTAATTGATAACAGCCCTTCTTACTCTTGGCGTATGGACGCTGCTTCCACCGCCGGAACTCCTTGCCGAACTCCTTGTGGTTGTTCCAGTCGCATAGGGATCGCAGGTCGGCAGGGATACGCCGGGGGTCTTTCCGAAGTATGTTGTCATCGTGATTGCCGTGGTTCCAGACACACTTGGCCTCGGGCCACGCCTCCCTCAGTGAGTTGAGGTAGCCAGCAGCAGACTCAAACTCATCCTCCAGGCTATGCGACACCTCATCGCCGTGTACCGATGCAGCTACAGCGTCCATCACATCGCCCAGGATGATGATGTGCGTAGGCTTGACTTCTGCAATGGTAGAACACAGCCACTCTCGCCCTTCCTCGTCCTGAAAGGGAGCGTGGATGCAAGAAGCAGCTACAAACTTGGATATCAAATCGCTCTCCCCCGGCTCACCCTTATTTGGGCAGGAGCTTGGAGGCCATCCCTTTGATGAGCGTCACAACCGTCGCTCCGGTCAGATGACCCAAGGCGAACGCGATCACCCAACTGCCTGCAAGTGCAAAGACATTCTGAAACAGATCAGTCATTACCCTGTCCCTTCAAGAATCGTTGTATCGAGATCCACACCGCCACGCCTGCCACAACTGCTGAACCCACAGCAATCGGCACTACGAATATATCGGCATATTTCTGTAGTAACCACGAGCCGACGCACAGTCCGACCCCGATAAACAGGGGACAAACACCCCTGGTGGGGGTTCCAAGGAACCTAGTCACTGTGATGAGGATGATGCCACCAAGAATAGCAATGCCCCCAGTCCAGGTAAGTGGGCTGAGGGGATCGGCAAGGTCGGGGACCACCGGAAGTGGAGCTTTATCCGGTGAAAGCGCGCTACCCACGCGTGTAAACAGAGAGGAGAATGGGTTGCTGCGACACCCACAAAGACCCGCCGTGAAAAGAAGGAGAAGGAGATACCTGAGTTTCATTCCGCGTTTTCCAGCCGCTCAATCCTGTTGAGCATGCGTTCCTGCATAGAGGCGATGTTCTCCAAGTGGGCGGAGATCACAGCCTGATTGACTTGCAACTGAGTAATAGTTCTATGTGTGCTGGCGAATACACCGGCTCCCGTGGCAAGCAGGAAGAAGAGGGCGACCATTATGCCAGCCCAGTCTTTATGGGAGAGTCTGACAACTTGGCCCTCAGAGCTTGCCATTAGATCACCTTGGCAAGTATGTCCCCGATGTTGCCGCCGCCAGCATCATCAAGGGTGGATTGTGTTTTGACGGCAACGAGAACCTGGTTGCATCCCAGTAGATCGAAAACATGATCGTCAGGGTCGGGGGTCGTATACGCAAATGTCCCATCCTCAATGTCGTTGGTGAAGTCGGCAGTAAGGGTGGCGGTAATCGAATCAGACTTATTCTTCAAGCGACACCACGGGTCTGATGTACCACTACGTCCGAACACATAGATAATTGGCGATGTCCCCGATGTCTCTGCATCGTCGTACCTATGCATGAGGACGAGGGAAGTCCCCCGTCCATCAACATCAACATACTGAGTACCCGCAGACACGATAAGGTCGGGCCGCAGGTTCACAGCACCATCACTACCCGTGGGATGGTCGTGTGTCTCTGGTGTTGTATGGATGATTGTCCAGGCAGAAGAAATCTGGGCAGGACGGGTGATCGAGTTCGCTATATGGGTATCGAACGGTCCATGCTTGGAAACCGTTGCGTCTGCGAATGAAACATTGTCTCCCAAAGCCATATCAGTACCTCACATAATCTACTTCGGCCTGATCGAGTGTGTTCACTAGGTGTTCTGGATCACTCCTCTCGGCCATCATGTATAAGCAGTGAAGGACAACGTGCCGTTCACCCTCTCGGAACGCAGACTCACCAGAATCGCCGGGGATATGCGTGCTTCTTCCAACATGGAACAGCCCCATGAGGTCGCGCAACACCCGCTGACCCTGCTCTGATCCGAACGTGATCTTGTAGTCCTCGCGTTTCTGTGCTTGTACGTCAGACACCCGGAACCTCACTTATGTCCTTCATGCCAGCAGCAGCGTCACGGGAAGCTGATGCCTGCTGTTGTGCGAGCTGCGCCTGTTGCATCTGTTGTTCCTGCTGTGCCTGTTGCTGCCTACCCATCATAACCTCCGAAGAACTGCGAAGGTACGATGGATCTACGTTGTTCATGTCGAACAGATCACGGAAGGCAATGTCAGCATTCAGATTATCCATGATCGCTGGGTTGACTTGAACCAGAGGCGTAACAAGTGACATCGCCTGCATGAAGCTCTGCCCCTGGCTCTGCTTCTTGGACAATGCCATCGGGGATCGGTATGAGATGTTCAGGTCACGATCAGCGATAACATCCGGCATGGGCATGAGCCTGTCTGTATCCCGCATCCACTCAAACACATGCTGGATGACTGGGTTTAGCCACTCTTCGTACAGGCGACTGAGCATGGGTGCTGCGGCAAGTAGCCCCTGCTGCCTGCGCTCAATGATCTCTGTTGCCGTCATTCGGTCGTTGTCAGGTAACTTGAATGTGTCGAGGAAGTATGCCTTTTCGATCCGTGACTCACGATGAGCAAGCAGGCCCTCGCCTATGTCGGGCCTTGCGCCACTCATCAATGGCTGTGGCAACTCCCTGGTCCCCGACCGTGTATACATGATTGACCCAGGCGTAGTCCTGATCGGACCCTCAATGCTGTTGGCCGGGATAAGGAGGGGCGGACGTATAGCCAGCTCACTCGCTTCGATCACAGCCCGGCTCATGGCGTTGACCATCTTGATGCCTGGGAGAATCTTCATCGAGGGCGAGCGACCGTATACCTCCTCTGGAGCCTTCGACCATCGTGGGACGAGGTAGGGCATGGAACTGAACCCCCCCTCCCTGACCAACTCCTTGTTCTTTATGTCAATGTAGATGCTGGCAAACGGCATGTTCTTGGAATCGACCTTCAACGGGTCACGATCCGACCGCTTGATTACAGCGTGGATGAACTCCCACTTCTTATCTCTGTGCTTGGGTTCCTCTACAGCCTTGATGATCTTCTCATGCAAGTCATCTCCGAATACCTCATACGCCTCCAGAGCCGTCATCTTGAAGCGTCGATAGCACTCCACCCTCTCGCCAGCATCGTTCTCGGTCATGTAGAAGTTGGAGAGTTGTCGTGCTTGGAACGTCAGGGAGTTGGGCGATCTCCTGACAAGCATGACACCCGTGCCAAATGCACACAGGTCAAGGTAGATTTCATGGCTGTTTGTCGCAAAGCCCGACTCACTGGAGTCAAAGTAATCCAGCATCCGGGTTGTAGTGTCATAGAGCCATACCTTTGCTTCCTCGTTTTGGGCAAGCTCATAGTCGGCCAACGTCAATGAGAACCAACGAATGGATGTATTAGTGAGCATTCCGCTCAATGCCGACGCTAGAGACTCGCAGGCATCAGGAGCGACTTCGTTGTAAATTCGATTCCGTCTTTGGTCCCCGTCGTTGAAGTCAACCGTAAAATCGCGGGTTGGCAATACCAACTCGGCAATCTCCTGCCAATGCCATTCCCAGTTATCCCTGGCACCTTTGGCAGCTTCGTAACGCTTGATTACGTCATTCACGTTTACCGGCACATCAGCCTCCCAACATCGTTGCTGTATATGGCTCTGAACTCATCGTGTGTGGGCCAAAGACCATCGCCTGTGGCGTGCGCCTTTGTGATCGCCGTGCCATCAACTGGTTTGCCATTGGCGCAATGCCCGCCGATGTGGGTGGCTGAGGCGCACCCGGAGGTGTGAGGGGAGACAACTTGCTTGCGTTTGGTGACACCATTTTCCCGATCATTGCCCCCACCAACATCTGCTGCATGAATGGCCCACGAAGGCATGAAGGATTCGCGTGTGGATTAGAGAAACTAAAACTCATGTGTAGATACTCCTTGAGAAGTCAGCCAACGGATCATACTGGCTGAAGTCTTGGTATTCTTGGCGAGGAGCGTTCTCCTCCTCATCACTGGTTGCGTAACGCAGGCTCATCACAGCATATCTTGTTGCTGATTCTATATCGTCCTTTTCCGGCACGATACGCCCGTCCTTGCGGTGGAGCATCCTCTTCTCCTCGAACCACTCATGGAGGTGGCGGAACACCTTGAACCGCCCCGTCCGCATACGCTCTAGAATCTCGATGGTGATAGGTTCTCTTGATTGCCCACCGCCCTTGTAATCGTCATACCGTGCAGACTCAGGAAGCATGTTGCACCCATGCTGCATGTACTGATCCTTCAATGCCACACCCCCACCCTTGTCACGAACCATACCGTCATGGGGCCAGGCAACAGGAATCCAATCGCCACGCTGGGAGATCGCGTTGGCATGGTACAGAGCTGTCTCGCCTGACTTCTTGTAGCAGTCAGTGACGTAGATTACGTCTGTGTCTGCGTCGAACGCAATCCACGCCGCCGCTGCCGGGTGGTCGATGCCAAAGTCGATGCCCACGATTCTTCTGAAATACGAGGGAATCTCAAACGGGTCGCACATGATCTCCTCGTCAGCGATGGTGTAGACACCACCTGACCCCATCATCGGTACGCCCTTGGCCCGTGTCGCACGTTCATGCTCAGGGTAGGACATATAGAGGCGATCACGCTCCACCTTGCTCAGGTGTGGTGACTCCTCCCATGTTGCTGATGTATAGAAGATGCCGTCGCCGCCTGAGAGGAAGTGCCGAATGATGTCGCTCATCCCGAACAGGGGAGTACGGGTGAACATCACCAAGCCCTTCCTGTCGAGGACACGGGTTTGGCATTCGGTGAAGATGGTCGAATCAGTGGGTTCCTCGTCCAGCCATACGCCGTCACGGGACACTCCCTGAAATTTGACATTGCCCTGCTCGTATGACTTGAACGCTACCTCGCTCCATCCACCCGTCACATGCTTCACCCGCACACTGTCGAGGACGTTCTGCACACCACACTGCCTGAACGAGAACTCACCGATACAACTCTTTGGAACCCAGCCCTCGCCATTGGGTTCCTTCACGCCCTCCATCATCTCTCCGAATAGCATCAACTGGCACACATCGCGTGTCAGCTCATTGGTGGGTCCAGCGACGATCCACTTG